TGCTAGTTGTTCGTTTGACGCTGAAACAGATACGTCAGGTATCCGCGCAATTTACGTCAAGCAATGCGCAGATCCGCGACCCTCAAGAGGACAGCGCAGACCCTGAAATTGACAACGGTAAGATACAAAGCACGGAACCGGACGACGCCACGGAAAACGCTTTAGATAAGAAGTTTGCATAATGCGAAACATACCACTACAGGCTACGCCGTCACAATTAACCAAAGTCATTTTGGACGGGCAAAATTGTACCATTCGACTGTATCAAAAATCAGAAGGCATGTTCTTTGACCTGAACGCCAACGGAGTCGATATAGTCACTTGTGTGATTGCGCGAAACGCGGCTTTGCTTGTGTGCAGGGCATATGTCGGTTTCGTTGGTAACTTGATGTTTATTGATACAATGGGTGATACTGATCCGACTTTCGAGGGATTGAAAACTAGATATCGATTGCTTTATTTAACTGAGATTGAAGCAAATGACCTCTTTTCAACATAAAAAACAATTACGCTTTGTGATTAAACTAGGTGATGACAGTTTTTCATACAGCGGAACTGACACGATTATCCTGCAAGGCTTCCGCGCAAGCGTGAACATAGATAAAGCCGGTGGCATGATGATGGGCACCTTACGCGCTAAGATATGGGGCGTTGCACAAGAGGACATGAACAGCGCAACCACATTGCAATGGCAAACGGGTATTGCAATCAAAAACACAATTGAAGTGTTCGCGATTGACGGCGAAACCGAAACGCAAGTTTTTGCGGGAAACATTGTAAACGCCTGGGGCGACTATTCCGGAATGCCTGATGTGTTTTTGAACATACAAGCGCAATCGGCATTTTATAGCCAGATCGCTGCAACAGAACCGCGAAGCTATCCCGGCGGCATTTCCGTGGCTACCGTCATGGGTCAGATCGCTACGGAAATGGGCCTAGCGTTTGAAAATAACGGCGTTGACGCTCAATTATCAAACGTGTATTTGGACAACACAGCAACCGAACAGGCGAAAGAGCTCGCGCGCATGGCAGGCTGCGACCTGTACATTGATGACACTGTGCTGGCCATAACTCCGAAGAGTGGACCACGCGGCGGTGAAATCCCTATCATATCGCCGACATCCGGCCTTGTCGGGTATCCCACATTCGACGGCATCGGCGTAATCTGTAAAATCATGTTCAATCCTGCGGTATTGTTTGGCGGGCAAATTGAGCTTGTTACAGATATACCGAGAGCTGCGGGCAAATGGGTGGTGGCATCTGTGGCTTATAATCTCGAATCCGAAAAACCTGATGGGGCTTGGTTCGCAACAATACGAGGTAATCAAAATGGCCTTGCCGTCACAAGGTAATATAGTCGCGGCCGGTGCGCAAACTCCGGCGACCACGCAGGGTGAATACAATAAAATTGCGTTCGCCATCAGCCAGGCCATGTCAAAAATGAAAACGTCCACATTAGTACGCGTGGACAAGTGTACAAACGACGGCGGGCTAACGGCGGTCGGTTATGTGGATGTTACGCCCCTGGTCAATCAAGTGGATTCGAACGGCAAGGCGACGCCACATAAAACTATTTTCGGCATCCCGTATTTGCGGATACAGGGTGGAACAAACGCAATTATTATCGATCCTGTCGCCGGTGACATTGGTATGTGTTCGTTTGCGTCCCGCGATCTAAGTAAAGTAAAATCTACCAAACAACCAGCTAACCCTGGCAGCGATAGACAGTACAGTTTTTCTGACGGTATGTACGTTGGGGGTATGCTTAACGGTATGCCGGTGCAATATGTTCAGATGAACGATACGGGCATTAAAATATTTTCGCCTAACAAAGTAACTATTGAAGCCGATAATGTCGAAGTTATAGCGCACGGGCCTTGTTCAGTCACATCTGAGGATACGACAACAATAACCGCAGGTGGTGACGTAAACGTAAGTGCTGACGGCAATGTCAACGTTACCGGCGCAACGATCAATTTAAACTGAGGTGTAAACATGGCCGGAGTGGTTCGATTAGGTGATACAAGTAGCCACGGCGGTAGGATGGTTAGCGCATCAAGCAACGCAAACGCCAACGGTGTGCCGCTGTGCCGCTCAGGTGACATACACCAATGTCCGATACCTGGACACGGTTCCACACCTGTGACGGCTTCGCAGGGGTCCAGGCGCTGTAATGGTGCCGGTATATTGCAACTCGGCGACGTTGCGGGCTGCGGGGCATCAATAACTAGTTGCAGCAATGATGTAAATTTAACATGACAACATACAACACTTTATTACTTGATCGTACAGCCTGGGACTTGGTGCTTGACAGTGCTGGTAATATCGCCATGGCCCGGCCACCTTACGCACTCGCTCAAGATGTGGCAAGCGCTGTTCGTTTGTTCAAGGGTGAATTGTGGTACAACACTCCAGCGGGCGTTCCGTATTTTAGCGATATCCTTGGCAAACTTCCGCCGCTATCATTGATTACAGGATTGATTGAAAAAGCGGCTTTGACTGTACCTGGCGTGACTAAAGCCCAGTGCAAAATATCAAGATTTTCTGGCCGTCAGATTACCGGCGAAGTCAAATTTATAGATGAATCAGGGAACCAAAATGCCGTTAATTTCTAACGTCCCTCAAATAACTTTCACGCCTGCTGGCCTTGTGTTGCCGACAGAATCGGCCATATTAACAGGCGTTCAAGCTGACATGAATGCCGCGTTCGGCGGTGGCTTGAATCCGTCACTGGAAACTCCGCAAGGGCAATTAGCGTCCACACAAACCGCTGTCATAGGTGACAAGAATGCGGAAGTAGCCTATATCGTTAATCAGGTTGATCCGCAGTATGCTGATGGCCGTTTTCAGGACGCCATTGCTCGTATTTACTATCTGACTCGCAAACCTGCCACGCCGACAGCGGTCACTGCTACGCTTATCGGTCTGTCGGGAACCGTAGTTCCAGCTGGAACTTTGGCCCAAGATACTAGCGGCAACACGTATACGCTGAGTGGAACGACTACTATCCCTATCGGCGGCAGTATTGATGCTGAGTTTCAGAACGAAATCAACGGCCCTATACCTTGCGCCGCAGGAACTCTTACTAAAGTCTATCAAGCGTCACGGGGCCAGGGGTAAAGGGGAACCCGCCAGGATTAGGCGTATCGACCGGAACATTGATATTGCGACTGACATTGACAATCTCGCCCCATATATCCAAGCCGAAACCCACCGCAGTTTCCACATTCCAAACGTAGCTGTAAAACGTATCGAAGTCTGCTCGTGGATCAATGTAAAAATCGATGTTACGGCATAGCTGCGAAATTGTTCGCGATGGTCCGTACTGGCTAATGATAGTGCGTTCAACGTCAATCATACAAGCACCACAGTAATATCCGCAGCATCAAGCGTCGGCTTTTGATCGATACCGACGGGCACTTGCGTAAGCGTGGGCGTTGACGTACCTATCAGGATACTCAATAAGGCCAGGCCGGGATAAGCCGCAGCTACTGCCCCATAATAACGTGATGAAAATACCGTGGCACCAATGCGTTCGCGTATAGTTCCGTCCACGCCGTTAAACCTGGCGATGATGGCCGCTTTAATGAGGGCCGCGATATTCAACGGATAAGTAGGGTCGTTGACGATACGCACTTCAAATTTAATCGCCAGGGCGTCCGGCCGTTCAAATTTTACTGTGTATGTTGGGTATGGATAGCTGTAGCCGCTCGTGTCGGTGACAACGACTGATGTATTGCCGTTATAGTCGCAACCGACATCTTTCTTTTCCCAGATTGCCTGCGCAATGTCATCGTCAAGGCCGCCTACAACGGCCACATAAACAGAATGAGCGACGACAGGGAACGACGTAGAACCGAAATTGACGGTAGCATTTGTCGGGTTGTCGATAACATACACGTCAAGCACGTCGTCGACATTAAACACGTTTGCGTAGATGGCGTTAGGCGTGCTGCGCGCATTGAGAGCTACCGAGTTTTTACGCCTGAATTCGAAGTCGC